AATTTGGTTCGTAGTTATTGCCATGTCTTTCTCCTTGTAAGGTGGGGGTACTGACGGTGCTCTCCTTGTGACGGCACCAGTTTATTGGTAGAGAGCGAGGCGACTCCCGCGTTCCCCCCGAAACTAATTATTCGTCATCCCAGTCGGCAACGACATCGGCCAGCGCTTTCTTGCCGGGCACAGCCGTTGGCTTTGCCGCTGCTGCCTTCTTCACGACTGGCTCTTCGTCTTCCTCGGGCTCTTCGACCACTGGGGCTGGCTTGGCCTTGGCTTTAGCCTTGGGGGCTGGAGCGGGGGCTTCGTCTTCTTCCGCAGCTTCTGGCGCTGGTGCGGCCTTGGCCTTCGGTGCTGCACCCTTTAGCGCATCAGCAGGCTTGCCCATGTCCATACCAGTGGAGTCCATCGTGATGGCTTTCTTGGCTTCGGCGGTGTCGCCCTGCTTGGTGGCCTCAGCGAACTCGTCGTCAGTCAACCAGCGCATAGCCTTGAAGAACAGCTTGGGGGACTCGCTGGCAGTGTCGAACTTCATGCGGGTCACAACAGTGCTCGGGTCAACGCCTTGGGCCACGAGCCAGCGTGCGTACGCTTGCAGTGGGCGGTTGTCGCCTTCGTCCTTACCGAAGATCGAGGTGGCTGGCAGGGACAACTGCATCACATCGCCTTCAATGTTGTTGGCCAAGACGACCGCCAAGCGCTGCTGGTAACGGCAAGCGCGGGTATTGCCAGTACCGGAACCGGCCACGTTCTGTGGGCAGGCTGCGCAGGTGTCGGACTGCTTGTTCTTGCTATTGGAGTCTGGTGTGTCGCCATCGTTGGACTGACAGTCAGGTTTGGCGGCGGTTGCGTCCTTGTCGTATTTGGCCGCGTAGAACACACGGGCCACTTTCGGTGCGGCCTTGACGATCACCACATCGAGGAAGCGCTCATCGACTGCTGCGATTTCTTTGCCGTCAGAGATCAGACGGAATACGCCACCTTTGATCGACACGCGTTTGCCGCTGGCACCACCACCCGCAAGGGCTTTGGCAATGTCAGACATCTCGGCCTTGCGTGCGAAGGCGGGTACTTGGGCGGGGTTAAACAGAGCTACATTACTCATGGTCTTCTTTCTTACTTGCTTGGTTTGCGAACGGAAATATCGTACTCAGCGTTGGAGTTGAGTCCGGGTGGCAGAACGCCGGGGTTTTCTTCGAGGAACTGCTTCATGTTGGTCTGAGCAATTCGTTTCTCGAACAGGTCGAGCGCGTCATGCTGCGTCACAAAGGTCTTGAACGAATCCCAGTCCGATGTTGAGTAGCGTGTCTTGATCGACATGACAACGGTGCCTTGCGGCGTGTTGACGGATGTGACACCAAGCGCTTGCATCTGGTCTTTCATTGCATGCTTGATGTCGTCTTGCGTGGCCTTGAGCAACTCCACTTTCGTGTCGTACTCTCTGGTCAGGGTTTCGATTTCGCTGCGAATCTTTCGGTAGACCTTCGCTAACTTGTCGAGTGGTATGACTGTTGTAGTCATGGGCTTCTCCTATTGTTGTTTGTCTAAGGTTGGACAGTGTACACAGGTTTCTGGTCTTTGCAACTCCTTTATTTTTTAATTTCCATGTTGAACATTTCAGTCAAAAGTGAGTGACTGCTTACATTACTTTGCAAGGCTTTGAACATCTTCTTCTCGATGGGGCTACCCTCGATGTGAATGACCGTCACCTTGTCAGAGTTCTGACCCTTCCTGTCAGCGCGTGCAATGCACTGCACGTACTGCTCAACAGACATCAACGGTCCGTAGAACACCACAGTGTCCGCAGCAGTTAGGGTAATCCCGTGTGCCGATGCTTGCGGCTGCATCACAAGGACTCGCGGGTTGGCTTCGGTTTGAAAGCGCTTGATGATGTCGCCGCGCTTTGTAGGTGTCACGCCGCCGTGTATGCACTCCGCGCTGATGCCCTTCTTGAGCAGATGCGTGTGCAGCGCGTCAATGCTGGAGCGGAACAGCGCGAAGATCAGAACCTTGCGGTCAGTCTCCTCTAGGATTTCTTCAATGACGCTAAGCCTCGGGCTGGCATCAAACTCTACTACCTCATGGTCGTCCGTGTAGGCCGCACCACAACTGATCTGGAGCAGCTTGGACACGCTAGCTGCGGCATTGACCGCGCTGATTGTCTCCCCCGCCGCATGGATCATCATGCTGTCCTTGAGCAAGTTGTAGTACTTGGCCTGCTGCGGTGTGAGCGCTACTTCACGCGTCACGGTAACGACCGGTGGCAAGTCCAGACACTGCGCCTTGGTGAACCTGATGGCCGGTTGCAGCGCCTCATGCACGAGGTTCTTTGCGTCAGGCTTCGGTGCCCACTTGAACATGGTGATCTTGTTCATCACTTTGTCGCGCCATGCGGTAAAGAACTTTGGCACGCCGTCCGGGTTCACCAGCTTGGCCAAGCCATACGCATCAACCGGAGACTGAGACGCTGGCGTGCCCGTCATCATCCATAAAAAAGTCTGGGGCTTGATGATTGTTGATAGGGACTTCCAGCGCTTGGTGCTCATGGTCTTGTACGCATTGGCCTCATCAACGATGACCAGATCAAACTTGCCGTTGGCCACGATCTCACTGGCGATCAGGTTCAAGCCCTCGTAGTTGGTGATGACGATCTCGTAGTTCTTCTGGATCATCTCGATGCGGCGCGATGCTTGCGGGTGGTGGGCAATGATGGCCGAGCGGTGGATGACGCTGTTGCTGATGTCTCCCATCCAAGCGGACTGCATGATCGACAACGGGCACAGGATAAGCACGCGCCTGATCTCCCCACGCTGCATCAGATAGTCAGCAGCCCACAGCGCACTGAGCGTCTTGCCTGTGCCGGGTTCACTGAACACGAACGCCTTGCGGTTAAGCGTCAGGAACGATGCCGTCTCGATCTGGTGCTCCATCGGCGTGTAGCGCCCGGGCCAGTCGTAGTTGCGTGTGATTGGCGATGGCAAGTTCTTGACGCCGAGGTTCTTGAGAACCCTGACTTCATCCAACCCCCAGAACACCGCTACCGAACTTGATCCGTCATCGTGCTCTTCAACTACCTTGCTTCTCGGAATTACCCGATACTTCTCAGGGCTGCGCGTACGCAAGAGCAGCGCCTTGTTCTCGATGATTTCCATTGCTTCTCCATGTTCTTATTTTGAGCTGGCGCGGTTCTTTGCAATGCTCTGCATTCGCAGGTTGCTCTTGGCCGAAGTGCCACCTTTCTTGAGGGGCTTGATGTGGTCAACATCTTTGCCATCGCCCTTGGCTGCTTCGCCCGTCTTCTCCATGATGCGCCGCGCTTTGACACGCTCCGCACGGTTGGCGATCTGGGCAGGCTTGCCGTGAAACTCGCTGTACTCTTTCTTGTAGTTACGCTTGCTAGGGTCTTGTGCCATGTTATTGGTCCTTCGGTGGTGTTGGTGTTGGTGTTGGTGTTGGTGTTGGTGTTGGTGTTGGTGTTGGTGTTGTTGGCGGTCCAAGACAGCAGAAGCAGTCCTCGTGGTGGTAATAAAACTCGCCACGCTTTCGAGCTTCGCGGTCCCTGTCCACCGCTTGCCGTTTGGCTTCATGGCAAGGGCAGTTGCACTCTCTCATTTTTGCAGCTCCATATCACCTCTTAGTGTTGAACTCGCAGCCAGCGCAGGGGCACCAGCCGCAGAGCGGGGTTCGTGTGGGGTTCCACACATTGTTTGATACTGACGCCTCAATCTTAGCGACTCGCTCCCGATAGCGCCACCACTCAGCTTCGGCTTCGTCAACCGTCATGCTGTGCTTGACCATCGAGTTCTTGACCACAAACAAAAGCGCAGAGTTAACCTTGCGTATGTGCGGGAAGTGCTTGAACACCATCAATGACATGAGGCGTAGCTGGTCGCGGTCTGGGTACTTGTCGTTGCCCGTCTTGTAGTCCACGACCCACGCTGTCATGTTCTCGTCGTCGATGATGAGCAAGTCGGCAATACCCCGCGCCCATGCGTCTTTGGACTTCCAGTCGCACACCCGTAAGTCCTGAGTCAGCGCCATCTGAAGCTCGGCTATCTTGCGTCCGGGCTTGGCGAGCAACGCATCGAGCGTGTCCTTGACGTACTCGAACTCAGGGGGGATGGGCGTGCCGTCAGCCACGTACTCTTCTGCGGCCTTGTGCAGTATCGTTCCGTAGCGCGTTGCCTCAGTCTCAACGAACGGGTACTTCTTGAGAATCTTGACTTCGTGGTAGCGGCGGGCGCAGCCTTCGTAGTCCTTGAGGGAGCTGTGGCTCCACGTTACTGGTTTGGTCATTCAAAACCTCGCTGAGTTGATGGCTTTGGTAAGCCGGTGTGCGAACTCGGTAACAAACTTCTCGTCTTTGTTCAGCGTGTCACGCCCCATGTCGTGCAGGATGGCGTGAGTGACTTCATGCCAGAACGACTCCTGTACTTGCTCGGGCGGAAAGACTTTCTGCGTCACATTGCTGCGCCTGCCCAGCTTGATTGTCTGCGCCGTGTAACTGATGCG